AATAGCGTACTAAAAGTGAATCTACCTCAGTAACTGTAGTCAATTTGCTGTATATTTATTCTTGTAAGTTTCCCCTTGCAAATCATCTATCCAAACACATCCCCTCGGACGCGGAACCTTGCGATACGTAAACTCTTTCTCATTAAATGCGTGTCGTTGAAGAAGCTCTGTACGTGTAGGAAAGCGCATAAAATCATCCAAAGGAATTGCTATTTTCCGAGCTCGCTTAGTTTGCTCCAATCCTTCATCTTTATAAGTTTTCATATACTCTTCCAGGGGTGACATATTCAATTTCTTTATCCTCGCCACTGTTCCTGTATACAATGTCAACAATATAGTATATAGCTGAAAGTTCGTTCCCATTGTATCCCACGCTAACCCAGACAACGCCAGCAACACGTCATACTCATTTTTACGTTTAGAATTTCCATACACGATTTTTGGAGCCATGTCCTTGAACCGTTTAAAAGGTAACACATACGTGATCCCCATCATCGTAGTCTCTATAAAATAACGCTTCAAAAACACTATACCTGTTACTTTCAAATTTCCTATAGAATCAGGTACAGATATCAGTGGTACATCATCTTGGATATCCTGTAACACAATATCTAAAGCCCCAAGCCATTGAGCAAAGTCTTTATAGCTCAAATACTGCATCACATTCTCGCTCAACGCCGCTATGTTATTGTCGCCATAGACCTTAAAGCGTACAAAATATTGCTTACTAACTGCCCATCCTGTAGGTGTCCTTACTAATATCTTAGCACGAGGATTACGCTCATGCACTCCATAAACGTAAGACCACCAATACATTGCCAATATCCACGAATTTCCATGGGATGTTACTGCATGACCACTAGGCATAGTTCCGACTATCCATCGCCACATATTACCCACTAAATTAACGAACTTTGCCTGTAAATAATCTGTATTTTGCCTCATCATGTAGTTATACAAATCATAATCTGGCGAATTCGGATGGACATACGCCATACCTGCTGCGGCAAATAAACCTAGAGAATAAGAGTGAGTTGAATAATCTTGACCCTTCAAATCTCCTGAGAAATAATGGATATCTTTTCGACCATATCCCAGCTCTCTCACGAATGAATAAGCCCCTCCATACCACCACTTCAAGCCTATACAGATTGTATTTCCTCTTTCTACTAACATACGATAACCATGCACCATCGTAGAAATCAAAAAATCTACAAAATGTGACGCAAAAAATTCTCGACACTTCAGATACTTCTCTTGTCGGGACTTTCCAAACGACCACATCGAATCTACTATTTCATATTTGAAGGCCATTTTACAACATCGTTCTGGATAGTCTACGTCTGCGCCATACCTTATGTCTTCTACATATTTATTTACTACACTAAATGCATAAGGTGCTTGGACTCCCTTTCGCCCATTTACTATTTTTCGCACTGGTATCCCCCCAACTGTGGTTTTCGTATTCCGTCCCATCCGAATACCCGACGATGAAGATGCAGGAAATGGAGTAGTTAAAAACTCTTCTAATGAGTATTCAAAAAACAAAGACTCATAGAATTGCGTAACTCCCATAACATTATTCAACAACATAACTCCATTCGTCAAACATCGCCGAACAAAATGATCTTTAAGACCCATGTGCACAGGTTTAGCATACTTATGGATTAGTATTGGCAACTTATGTGGACGCAAACATGATGTTGATGATGTCACTAATTTTCCTTCTGCGTCACTCTGCGTATAGTTATACAAAGAGAATCGTCTTAAAATTAAACTAACTAGTGAAGATACTGGGCTCATCTTTTCTCTATACCACACGTTTTCTTCAAAATAATTCCGATCCTGAAATGGAAAACGTGCAACATCTAAGTCTTTTAGCATATCAGTAAACCATGCTTTTGGTTCTTCTACATCGCTGGTCAATTCTCTAGTGTTACGCAATACCGGAGGGGGAACTTTCACCCAATTTGGACCTTCTATCCTATTTAATTTCATATCAAAATAAATTCCTGCGCGGGTCAAAGACTCTGGATGATGATCTCCTCCTATTCCATATTGGTATTCCCATGCTGCGAGTGCCGAGTAATAGATATCGTCTATAGCTTGCAACGTCACCTTACTCACTATCTGTCTATGCACTAATGGTTCCTTGAGCATATTTGAGACTATTTCTACTAATTCTCCATCGTCCAAAGGCGTTATGGTGATAGCAAAGTTACGACTCATACTTCGTCTACGAGTTAACAGACGAGATAACAGATAATATTTGGGTATTGTTTTCCTAATTTTCCAGACTCTATGATAACAATCTTCAAATGTAATTTCCAGCTTTAATTACCTAAAAAACGTTGCGACAATTCTTTCCACGGCGCACGCAGAAATGTTAG